GAACTTGCCACCAGAAGCCGGGCCAGTTCGGCTGCACTGAATGAATCACTACGCGGCTTGGATAGAATAAGTACTATCTGTTTCGGGATCGTATACGTCTGCCCACCGGGAGCACCGACTACGTAGTCCTCGGCGAAGTACTGCGCATCATCGTCGGACCCTGCACCGTCGGAAAAAGGTTTGCGTACCTCGACTTCGACTCTGGTCTCTACGACCCTGCCAACGTCGGAGAGGGGCTTCCCGATGTCCGTCTGCGTAGACGAAGTGGCCGACACCGTGTCGGAGAACTGCAGGAACTTGATGAACTCCCCGACGACGGTTCGCAGCCGCATGGCAGGCACTGCCAGTCCGAGCCGGATTGCGGTGGCGATGACGCCAAGCCGCTGGGCTGCGACAGACAGCCCGAGCCGAATCGTACTGACGGCTACCCGAAGTTTCATGCGAAGTCATCACGCAGTTCAAACTGCAACACGTTGAAGATCGTCTCCCGCACGGCTGAGCCCAGCACCACCTCGACTTCACCCTCGTACTCACCGGCGTCCTGATCGAGGTCGCCGACGGCCCACTGCAGCACTGCTACCCCAGCGGTCGCGGGCGGGATCACCGAGGCCGGGCGGCTGAACAGCAGTACGTCGGAGTTGATCGCTCGGAAGTGCAGCGTGACGGTCGCCCCGGTCAGGTCGATGGCGTTGCCTGTCGTCGAGTCCGTGAGCGTGAACTGAAGCTGCGGACCGGTGTCATTGCGAACGAGGCGGATCGTCGACATATCAGGCTCCGAAAGGCGTTGCACGCACGCGCATCACCCCGCGCGCATTGCCGAGGTTCGCACGGGCACGCCGTTCGCTCAACTGGAACAGGTACTGCTTGGCGTGGTACGCAGCCAACTCCCGGTCCGCCCAGTGCGCATCAGGCAGCACCAGCAGTTGTTGCAGTGCACCGTGCATGATCACGTCTTCGAGTTCGTCGAACACCACCTCGTCCATGCCGCTTGCATCCCGCGTGGGCTTGAGGGCGTAGAACATCCGCATCGTGTAGGTGCGTTCAGCGTCCGGCAGGGGCAGCACGGCGAACTGGTGCGGCGAGATCTGGGTGATCGACCGGGGCTGTGAGCCGAACTCCTCGATGTCGCCGCTCGTCGTGTACTTGTCCGCCCACGACGGGTACAGCGTCAGCGCCTGATCGAGCGTCAGCACGTCGAGCGGCGACCCGTTCATCATCGTGCCGAACAGCGCGTGGACCCGCGTATCAGCGGGCTTGCTGTAGTTGTAGACGTACGTGCCGGGCGTCAGGTTGAACTCGGGCTGCTGGTAGCGCCATGCGAGTGTGCGCTCACATGTCATGATCGCCGCGTCACGCACGTATTGGGTGATCGTCTGGCGCGGGCACCCCGGCACGCTGGGCTGCAGTCGTACAGACAGCGAGGAGAAGTCGCGGGTCAGCATCAGATCACCTCCTTCGGATCAAGACCGCCACTCTCGAAGTCGGTGATCGTGCGGGACTGCAGCCCGACACCAAGCGACTGCACGAACGAGTCCTGATACAGCTTGGCCCTGCCACTGGTAACATGCTCGTTGTCGATCGACTCCGACAGGAACACCGTACCGTCGACCAGCGTGGTGAAGTACGCCTCGGGCAAGTCGATGGTCTGGTCGATGGTGTAGTCGATAGGCGGAAGCACGTACTCCCCGATCAGGATCGTGCCGGTAGCCGGGCGTGGGTAGACGAAGAACTGGGTAGGGTTGCGCACGTGCCGCATGAAGTTCACCGGCTTATCGGGCGGCTCGCTTACCCAGCCCGGATAGGTCTGGTCCAGCGTGCGGCGCGATACCTCGGTGACGGCATCCCCACCCTTGACTTGGAAGATCTCCATCAGCCGCACCGCCCCAGCGGGGCAGTCCTGCAGCACCGTCGCGGCAGTGAGCGGGATCTCCCCGATGGTCGAGAACAGATCCGGGCGAAGTAGCACCATGCGCTTGATCGTCTGGTTCACGAACCCAACCAGCACCGCATCGCTGTAGCGGTACGGAGCCTTGGTGTCCTGAATCAGACGGCGCACTTCGGTGACTACTTCGCTCGGAGTCATTGCGGCAGGCCTCGCGCGGCGTCAGCGGCCAGTTCGGGGGAGGTCTGCACCGGCACTTCCGGGATCTCCTCGGTGGTCAGGTCGAGCGCCGCACCACGCTTCTTGCGCACGGCAGCCACACGCTGCGGAGCCTCGACCGGGACGAACCGCTCAGGGTAGGCGACTTCCTCGGGCACGACTTCACAGGCCGGATTCTTCGCCAGAATCTCGTTGTAGTCGTAGATAAAGCCATCCTTCTTGACTCGGATGTACATCGTGGTCATCACTTGCTCCTTCGTTTACCTGATGGGGTTACGGGCCATGCTTGTCTCGCGGGCCCGGTCTTCTTACGGGACATCGCCGTTTTTTCGGCCGCCGTCAGCTTCTTCGCAGCACTAACAGGACGGCACGCAGGATAGCTTCGAGCGGACTTCTCCGGGCCCGAGCGACCGCATTCCTTGCCGGTCTTCACGTCGACCCACTGCTCACCAAACCACTTGCCAAGGCCGCCCTTAGCCACTTTTCTTCACCCGGTTGTCAGGGCCAGACCAGCTACCACCGCGCTTCTTGTACTCCTTGGCTGCCCACGCATTGGCGTAGGCCGACGGGTACACATCGAACTTGCTCTTGGCTGCAGCCTTCACACGGCTCCAGAGCGCTGGATTGCTGGGCTTGGGCGAGGCAGCCATGTCAGCACTTCCACGCCCGAAGGCTCTTGTTGATCCGGGAGTTCGGATCGTTCGCGGTCTTGGCCGAGGTGAGCTTCTTCTTCATCCCTTCCATCCTCGCACAGAAGGACTCCTTGCGCGGACCACCTTCAGGCTGCGGAGGTTTCAGTCCCGGCTTGCCGGGGTTGGCCCGATTGTACGAAGCGCGCCCCTTGGCGTTCAACCCGCCCTCGGGATCTTTCCCTTCCTTGCGCTGCCATGCAGGTGATTTCTTGGTAGCCATGCTATGCCCAGATCCTCACAGGATGTGCAGGTTGAACAGCAAACGGCAACAGTTCCGCAGGCATCGGCCCGCGCGTGTTGACGTGCCAACCCTCGACTGCAGCCATCTCAGGCATCTCGCCTTCGTCGGTCTGGATCACCTGTCCAGTCGGCTTGTAGATGACCCCGATCACGTCGACGCTGCCGACATAGTCCTCCAACGCCGTGGTGGCTTCGGCTTCATCGGCGAACTTGAGATACAGGTCACCGTACGGGATCGGCTCAGGAAGGCTGTCGTCGACCAGAACGTCCTCCATTACGCGATCCTTTCGGCCGACATAATCGCTGAGGGAACGGCAGGAATCGCCGGGGGACCGGTGACCGCTGCCGTGTGGTCAAGCCGCACAGCCGTGTTCTCGGGAAGCCAGAGGACTTGGACGTACTGCCCTGCGGTCACAGTGACGTAGATTGATATCTGGAAGAACGCATTGCCGCCGTCTGCAGCTTTCGGCACGGTCATCTTGGTCGCAGAACGAGGGATGTTGACACCATCCAGCGCGAACCAAATCGTTGCATCGTGGTCAGCCGTGTCCGTATTGGTTAGCTGCAGGTTCGGCGTCAGCGCGTATGTACCCGCCGCAGCGAATGTCACGCGCGTAAGGTTGGTACCGTCCGTCACCACTGTGATGCCCTGACCGACGACATCGGTCGTACCGAACTTCACAGGAGTCGCAACAGTCGTGCTGCCCGTCTGGTCCGTGATGTCGGAGAATGCGGCGAACGCACGGCCGGTAACCGTGCCGAACGGTACCTTCCCACTCAGCACGTCGATGTTGGTGATGTTGACCTCACCCGTACCCTTGGGCGTGATGTCGATGTCGATGTTGGTGTTGGTACCGTCTGCCGACAACGTGTTGTTGGTGAGCGTCAGGCCGGTCGTCGTGTTGCTGGTAGTGAACGTACCCGAGTCGATGGACGTGATGCCGGAGAAGGTTCCGGTGAACGTCACTCCGCTGATGCTGCCACCCGTGATGGAGACAGCCCCGGAGTTCTGGGTGGCCATCGTGCCGAGGCCCAGTGCAGTACGAGCGTTGCTCGCGCTGCTGAAAGTGATGTCCGTGCCGAGGGTAAGCGAACCGGTGAGAGCCTGTACCGTGTTGCCGACAAGCTGGACGTTCCCAACTGACGCGGAAAGAGTACCTACCTTCAATGCCGTCGCCACCCCGGTACCGCTGTAGACCGTCTTTTCGGTCGCGGTCGGGCCATCGTCGACATGCAGAAGCTGGTCGAAGGTACTAGCGATGGTGCTGCCGGTGAGGTTCGTTGGCACTCAGAACTCCTATACGGTCAGGGGGCGTACGGCCCCCTGCCGAACCAGATTACGACGCGACCAGCGGCACCGAATACCACTGAGTCGCCGACGACGCGATCAGCATGGTGCTGGTAAGGTTGGTAATGCTGTAGCTGCTGTTGGCGGTCACAGCGTTGATTGCCGCTCCAGTCGCCGGGAAGATCGGAAGCGCAGCCGCTGCAGTGTTCTTGACGATCACCACCATACCTGCCACCGCCGTAGGCAGCCGTACACAGGTCGTGCCGTTGGCCCCCGTAACGACGTTCAGACCCTGACCGAGCGCAGCCGCCGTGGCTTGGTTGGTGCCAGTAGCAGCAACCGTCGACACGGGGAGGCGTACGCCACCCGACGCAGTCAGCGCGCCGGTCACAGTCAGCGTCTGCAGCGTCGCAGTGCCACTGGTGATCGTCACGTTGTCCTGCGCAATACCGGTATACACACCCATGGTGTTCTCCTTTCATGAACGGGGGCCGAAGCCCCCGCCAAGATCAGCTTGCGTTGGCGACGAACGCGAAGAAGTTGATGACCGCGTTCTCCGGTACCGCCGTGTTGAGCAGGATGTCGATGGTGTCCGCAGCCGCGCAGACAGTCGCCGCAGCAGCGTTGGCCGCCTTCAGCCCGGTCGAGTTGGTCGCCAGATCGTTGCCATAGACGTTGGCCGCAGCGGGCGAGCCGCCGGTGAAGCCGATGTCGATGGTCGCGGTCGCGTTGATCGTCTCAGCCGTCACGACGGTCATCCCGGCCGACAGCACGATGCTGTTGGCGGGCATCGTGATGATCTGCAGCGTGTCGGTCGCCGCCAGCGCGGTAGCACCGGCAGCAAGACGCGCCGCCTTGACCGTGGCGAAGTTGACTTGCACCTCGACCTTGGAGATGTCGGAGACGTTGGCGGGGTAGGAGGCAGTGCCCTTGTTGAAGCCGAGCGAGTCGGTATATGCAGCCATGTCAGTGTCCTTTCAGGATGTGGTATCGGTCGATCAGAACTGGATGACGGCCTGCGACAGCGCCTCGCCCTTGACGACCTTGTAGCCGTAGACCTGAAGGCCACGGATGATGTTGCCGAAGGTCGACTCGCTGCGGATCGTCTCCATGTTCGTCATCTGGGACGCGAACGTAAAGCCCATCTTGTTGCCCGCGATGAGGCTGTACTTGCCCGAGGACCGGTTCAGGTTGTGGCTCACGTACACGGTGAAGCGGTCGATCATGCCGAGACGCCCGTTGCGCACGATGGAGGTGCCGTCGCCGGTGAGCGAAGCGTCCTTCAGTTCCGACTTCTTGATCAGGCCCGCCATCTTCGCCGGGATGACCACGAAACGGCCTTGCTCGGGCGCGTTCGCCTCGTCCAGCACGGTGCCCATGTCGACCAGCAGATCGACCACCGAGGTGGTGGCAGACGCACCGTCCTTGGTCACGGTCAGCGGCGAAGCGCTGGTGCCGAGGTTGAACGACGCCGAGATCGCACCGGCGGTCGCGCCCTTGTTGGTGGCAGCGATGTCCGGGAGGATGTCGGTCAGCACGCGCTGGTCGATCTTGATCTTCATCCGCTCGGACGCGTCCTTCGACCACGTGTCCATCAGGTTGATGTCCGACTGGACCTTGTCCACGTCGTCCTCGACGCAGGCGAAGTACTCACCCTTGTCGATCAGAAGCTGGATCTTCGGCTTGTCCGGGTTCTCGACGGTCAGCGTCTGGCCCTTGACGTAGTCGCGGATCGTGATTTCCGGCGTGGTGCGGATGTTGACGGTGTCGCCGTACTGGCGGATTTCACCTTCGTAGTCGGTGTTCGAGATCGCCGCGAGGACGGTCGCGTCGTAGAAGTTCTCGATCAGCTTGCCCGACCAGATCTCGGGAATGAAGTTGCCGCTGTAGTTGGGACGGCCGGGGGAAACGGGGTAGGACATGGTGTGACTCCTCTAATCAGGCATTGGCTTGGATGCGATTCTCACGCTGGGCAGCGAAGATATCGCGTTCGACGCGGTCGCGTTCCTGTTCCCGGCCCTTGTACTTGCCCGCCCGAACATCGTTGAAGAACTTCTGGATGTCGTTCGGGGTGTACGTCTTGGCCTTGCTGGCAGCCGCAGGGGATCCGGTGCCGCGTGAGCGACCGGGGGTAACCTGCTTCTCCAGTTCGGAACTGGCGGAACGTTGAGTAGTCTGAGCAACGGTGGCTTGTCCAGTGGTCTCAAGCCAAGTGTGGAAGAAGTTCGACACGCGACGGGCGTCAAGCGAACGCTGCGCATCGTCAAGGTACGTTTGCCGGGTGATCCCGGTCAGCGGATCAGCCTCCAGAAGCCACGACTGGAACGCCGCGTTTCCGTTGATGTCACGGAAGTTCGGCACAATCGAGGCGAGGTCGGCCCAGAACTGCTGCTCGGCGGACACCTGCTGGCGATGCGCTACCGCCTGAACCTGCGGCACCACGTTCGCCTGCATCTGACGCAGCGTCTGCTCGATGGATGCGAGGCGCTGGAGCATCGGGGAAACTTCCTCCCTCGACACCTTGCGCATCACGTCCAGCGACTCCCCGTACTCCTCGACATCCTTGTCGGTGACGAGCTTCTCGGCCGTGGGTTGCGCCGATGCAGCCGGGGTGGAGGACTGCGCAGACATGGACGCGAGCAACTGCTCCATCTGCTGCATGCGCTGGGTCAACTCGCGGTTCTGATGGTGCAGACGCGGGACTTCAGCGTTGTACATACCCTGCAAGGTCCGGTACTTCTGCAGGACCGTCTCTTCCGGCACATTGTCGTCACCCGGCTTTTGCTCGTTGACGGGCGACTGAGTGGCGTCATCGGGAACAGCAACGTCGTCGGCAGGCGGGTTGGTCGAAGCGGTCTCAGGCACAACGGTTCCATCGGCAGGGGTGTCACCCGTGCCTGTGTTGTCGTCGGTGCTGAGTTGCTTATACAACTCCTGTACGGCCTCGGTCTGTTTACGAATCTGCTCTGGAAGTGCCATTGTTGAACGCTCCGTATCGGTATGCGTGATTAGACGGCGAGTCAAGTCATGACTTTGCCGCTATGGCAGGGGCTGTCTTGAGGAACTCGACGAGTTCCATCAACATCTGGCAGCGCCCCTGAGAAACTGCCGAGTTGTCAACTGCGTAAGGAAGCCGCTTTATCTCCAACCTGTACACGCCGTCGAGCCAGTCCAGAACCTCTGGATGCTGGCGGACAGCCATGGCTAGGCCTTTGACGATGTGCGGCTCGGGTCTGATCATGCGGCCCGTCCAACGGTATTGGCTTCCTGCCCACCTTTGGGTGTGCCGTCAGGCTGTGTAGGGGTAGCCTCTGCAGGCTGCTGTTGTTGCTGCTGTGCGGCCATCGCGCGCGACTGGATGCGGTCCTGATACCCAGCCTTGTCCCGCGATGGGACCACGTCGTCGACGGGCATCTGCAACCCCTTGGCCACCTCGCGCAGGATCGCGGAGCGCCCGTCCTTGCCGAGGATCTCCAGATCGACCGGGTTGGCGGTGGCGTTGAGGAACTCGATCCGGCGTACGTTGACGGTCTCCTTGACCGCGAGGTTGATCGCCCCGTTGGCGATGACCTCCACGTCGCCCTTGATCGACTCGTCCTCGTCGTAGCGCATGTTGTAGACGAACTGGCGCATCACGATGGGCTTCACCACGTCGGTGTCGATGTGCATCACCACCTGCCGGATACCCTTGCCAGCGGCACCCATGAGCATCGACAGGCCCGACGAGGTGCGCCCCGCGCCCTGCACGTTCAGATCCCCGTACACGTAGGCCGGGATGCCCGAGTGGTCGTCAGCCAAGCGGCTGAACTTCTCGTAGACACCCATCAGTTCGGTCGCGCGCGAGTCCGGCTGCGTGAACCGGATCGCCGGGGCACTGGACCCCACCGGGTCGTTGATCGTCTGCCAGATCTTCCACGGCGATAGCGTGGTGATGTCCTCGTTGGGAGGCAGCCGCTCGACGTTGACCTCGACCTGTGGGCCGGACGAGATCCCCATGTTGTTGACCAGCGCACGGGCCGCAGCGTTGCACACGCCCTGCAGATCTTCGATGATCTCGGGGATGCCCTTGCCCCAGAACGCGCCGGGGCACTTGATGAACGAGGTCTTCGCGTACGGCTTCTCACCCAGCGGGTCGTAGTTCAGCACCGCCTTGATGACGTAGTTGTTCACCAGCCAGACGTTGGCGTCGTACTCACGGGCCTCATCAGGCACGTCTTCCTCGGGCAGACCCCACTCGCGCAGCATCTTGCCGCTGACCTTGCCCCAGAACTCCAGCGCATCGAACTCGGTGGTCGGGCGCATGTAGGCGTAGTACTTGCGCTCCTGCTCGTCCTTCTGCAGGTCCACGTCCTCGTTGATCCACGACGCGCCGTTGCCTTCTTCCAGCACCTTGCGGATGGCGTCCTCGTCGTAGCCCGGCACGCCGATCAGGTCCGACAGTTCCATCCGCGTCATGCGGTGCAACTCGAACAGGTAGCCGTCGTTGATCGTGCTGATGCCCGGCTCGGGGTAGATCCGGAACGGGTCGACCCGCTCGTACTCAGGGGCCAGACGCTCGATGGGCTCGACCACGGTGCGGCCAGTGGCGTCCGTCTTCCACCCAAGCGCACGCTGACGGCGCACGACCGGCCCCTTGATGAAGGCCGCCGGGTAGGTGACGAGGTCGGTGATGAAGTCGTTGAACGAGGACTCCCAGCCGCCTTGGGCGAACTGGTCCTGAATCTTGATCTTCATCTTGTCGGCGCGAAGCTGGGCTTCGTGCAGCACCGAGAAGCGGTAGTCCTGCGACACCATCTCACGCAGTTCCCGCATCTCCTCGGCGTTGGGTGCCTTGCCGTACTGCTCCACGATGCCCAGCACCCGCTCGGCGAACATCGCCTGCACTTCCCTGTCCTGCGTGGGCGACAGGTCCGGGATGGGCGTGGCCGACAGATCCCACGGCGGCGAGCCGTTGTCGAGCAGGATGTCGCGCAGCCACGACTCAGCCGCCCGGCACTTCACCTCGGTGATCATCATGTAGATCTCCGAGCCACCTTGCGCTCGGATCTGGGTGAGCTTGTCCGCCTCGTACTCGCCGTTGCGCTGGCGCATGGCCTGCAGCATGACGTACTCGATGGGCCGCTTGGCAAGGCGGGCTGCGTCCCAGCACTCGCGCAGATACCCCGCCAGCCCGAGGATCACCGGCTGGTTCTGACGGTCCTGCAACGCGCGATCAGACGCTTCCTGCTCCTGCTTCGCAAGATCGGCGTTACTCACCACTCGCAGAAACGTCAGACCGGCCATATCACTTCCAATGAGAGCAGCTATCGCCGTACTCACCCATATCCATCTCCTCGCCCTTCACGACCTCCATCGCCATGTAGGGCGACATACCGCCGTTGACCAGCTTGGCGGCCTGCTTGAGCTTGGGGATATTGGTGATGGTCTGCGTCTTGTTGAGGTCTTCTTCCTCACGCAGCGCTTTCATATACAGCTTGCCACCCGTCACTTCCTTGGGGGGCAGAGGACGCATGTCGTAACCCATCTGCGGCATCTTCGCGCGCACGCCCGAGGTATCCATCTTGGGGTTCGTCGAGTAGATCGTTCCGGGTTTCGTGGCCATGGCAGCCTCCTTGAGGCAGGGTTCTGACAACAAGTATACGGTATGTCAAGCAAAAAGAAACCCCTCCGGAACTTGCGCTCGGGAGGGGTGAAACCCTCGGGGCAGAGGGCAGGAGGAGAGATGACCAGCCAAGAGTATCACGTCCAGCCTACGGCAGGGGCACGCACGATCTCCCGCCGCCGCGCCAGCGCATGCCCTTCCCCAGCGTTACCTACGTGTAACATCAGGTACTGGAGCGCCTCGGCCACGTGCGAGTGCTTGTTCTTGTCGATGTCCCCGTCACCCTTGGGCTTGTACCGGTAGCCCCCCATCATGGCCGCTTTCAACTGGGTGCACCGGGGATCGACGAGGAACGCCGGGTCGCCGTCCACCTGCCGCATGAGGTACTCGTCCACCGCGTTGATCCGCGCCGACACGTTGTTGGTCTTGGCCGGGATGACCCGCATCCCCTCGGCCTTGATGATGTCCACCACGCTGCGCTCGTCGGTCTGCGCCCGCTGCACCCCCGCCGGGTCAACTACCACCAGCACCGGCGCACCGGGAAACCGCTCGAACAGCAGGGGCTTGAGCCGGGTGCGGATGAACCGCTGTATGCCCATGTCGAAGCTGACCGCCTCGTCAAGTATCAGTGCCCGTCCACGTGGATCCTGCTGCCCCAGCACGGCAGCCGGTGTCAGCCCCAAGTCCATCCCGATGACCAGCGGTCGTACGCCGTTGAGGGTAGCCCGCAGCCCCTGCCGGGCCATGTGGTAGTCCGGCCGGAAGTACTTGTAGATGGGCATCCCTGCCGACGACAGCCCGTACTCGCCGTCGATGTAGACCCGGATGTACTCCTCGGACCGACCCTGCGTGTCGTAGTACCCGTCTGGCAGGTTCTCGACGTTCTCGGCATAGACGCTGCGCCCCGAGGGCTGCTTGAACACGGCCCAGCCGTTGTCGTTCGGACTGACGCCGTCCTTGGAGTCGAGCCCCTCCATCTGGTAGTACCACCACGTGTCCATCGTGGGCGGGTTGGTGTCGCCCCACATCCCATGCCACGTCGGGCCGCCGTCCTTGGCCGACGGGTACCGGCCGATACGTTTGGACATGGCGTCCACGATGTCGGGGTGGATGTCCCGGCACTCGTTGAACCACGCGAAGGTCAACTCCAGCGAGTTCAGGTTGGCCACGTCGTCCGCGTCGTCCAGCGCGCGGAACATGATCTCGCACTCCACGTCCCCCACCTTGAAGAAGTACGTCTTGGTGGTGCGCATGAACTCGCCACACTGCCCCGGCGGGAACCAGTCGAGGAACGTCTTGATCGTCGTGTCCTGAAGCTGCCGCGCGGTCTCCCGCACGATAGCCGCCCGCGTCTTGCGAATGCCGTTGGCGTTGGGTGCCTGCATGCTGGCCCGGCGCACGATCTCGAAGCTGGATGTCACCGACTTGCCCGAGCCCACCGGCCCCATCAGTACGCGCATCTTCGCGTCCGAGGCCATGAACTTCGCCCCGGTGGGCGGCGGCGTATAGTTGATCTCAAGTGCCATGGGTCGCCTTGGGATCATCCAGCAACATGATGATGAATGCGCGTCCGTGCTTTCTTGATCGGACAATGTGTGTCTGATATGACCGCTTCTGCTGGGTCAGGGTGTCCTCGACCAGCAGCGCATCGCAGGCATTGTCCAGCCACACGGCACGGAATCCCTCGAAGGTCTGGGTGAACAGGTCGTCAATGCTCGACGGCAGTTGCATCTTCGATCTCGTAGGTGGGAGCCTCGATGGTACGCGCATCCTGCGTAGCGCTGCCGAGGTTGATGGTGATCTTCACACCACCCCCACCCGCGTCGGTGACCACATCCCCCTTGGGCTCCAGCCCGGCCCACTTGACTGTGGACTTGATCAGGTCGGCCTTCACCGCAGGCGACACTGCCGGGTCGTGGATCAACAACCAAGAAGTTGTCAGGAGTTCCTCGGCCTGCGCGCGGGCTTTCAACTTGAACGTCAGTCCCTTGTCGCGCACCTCGCCACGGTAGTGTTCCACCTTCTTGAGGAAGATCGGATCGGCGTTGTAGGCGAGGATGTCGTTGGCGGTGATGTTGTGCCGGGCGATGATCTCCTGCAGCGTCTCACCACTTCCTTCGAGGGTAAGGGCCACGTCGAAGGCCAGCCGGTCGTTCCACTTGGTGTGGTTCAGGGGCAGGTTGTCCATGCGC